CAGTGGTGGCGGTGACGATGTACTTGTTCAGCGAGACAGCCACTCATCCACCTCCGTTCAGTAAGCCGTTGCCGGGACGTCCTCGAGGCCCGCGCCGGACAGCGCGGAAGTCAGCGCGGCGACGGTGACGGGCACCCCGGAGTCATGCGCGGAGTTCACCGAGTTCACCGGCACCGACGTGGCCGTGGGGGTGCCGGTGACGACCACCACGTCGGAGGTGCCGGACGGGTCGATGATCAGCACCTGCCCGGACTTGAACGCGACATTGGTGCCGTCCGGCGCGAACGTCAGCGTCGTGTCGCCCGCCGAGTTGCCTGCGCTGGTCACGGGCAGCGCCCACGTCCAGGTGGGCGTCGCCACCGTGTACGTGATGGAGATCGTCCCGGCGGCCGGGATGAGGTACGTGCCGGCGGCGCTGCCCGCTGTCGTCCCGTTGACGCTGACGTCGGTGATCGTCGCGCCGTTCGCGCTGATAGCAGCCGCTACCACCGTGCCCTTGGTGTTTGTCGCGGGGACCGTCGTCGCCGGCACCGACGGCGCGGAGACCGCAGGCGCGGCGAGGGTGAACGGCCATTCGCACCGGGTGCACCGGTATGTCAGCGCGGCGTAGGGGGTCATCGGCGCGGGGAACCAGCACCGCGGGCATGTCGCCCGGGTGAGGGCGAGCGGCTCGATCGCCGCGCCGGTGTCCGCCATTGCCTAGCGCCTCCCCTGCCGTCCGCCGGGCTGGGGGGCGTGCCGGGGCGGGATGTCCGCCGCGTCGGCCTGCACGGTTTCCCGCAGGTGGTCGGCCATTTCCGCCGCGTCCGGCGCGGCCGGGCCGGCGTCCGCTTCGGGGGCGCGGCCGTCGTCGATGTACTGGATCCGGGAGGAGCCCTCCGGGTCCGGGCGGGGCGCGTCGGAGCCGGGCGGGGGGACGGTCGGCCGGAACAGCCGGCCGGACAGGGCACGCGGCGGGATCCTCGGCGGGGCCTCGCGGGTGCCGTCGGGTCCCGTGAGTTTCCGGACCACCTCGACCTGCCGGCCGTCGCGGGAGCCGTGCCGGTTGAACGCGGCGGCTTCCTCGGCGGTCAGGTACACGGTCTCCCCGGCGTACACCAGGTCAGTGGCGCGTTCCTTGTCGCCCCGGCGCGGGACGGACAGGTTGACCAGCGCCATGTACGGCTCGCCCCGGCGCACGGACGGGGCCTGGAACGCCGAGTCGCGGGCCAGCAGCTTGTTCATCGTGTCCCGCTCGGCCTCGGTGAGCGGGCGCGCGTCCTGCACGGCGGTTGCGGCTTCCGCCATCAGGGCACCTCCAGGAGGGTCGTCGTTCGGCTAGGTGTTCGTTACACGCCGCTGAGCAGGGCAATTGCAAGCGGTTGGTCTAGACCAATTGCCGAGGCCCTTTGTGTGTCTGACCGCCACGATTTCTGGGGTTCTGACCTGTACAAGGGTCCGGCGATGAACGGGAGCTCATCGGCGTAGAACCCGGCCCGGTGCCGCTGCATCACGATCGCGTTGCCCGCCGGGACCTGCCTGGACACGAGCACGTCCAGGTTGAAGATCTTCTGCGGCAGCGTGCCCGTGTACAGCAGGTTCTCCGACGCGATGTCACCGATGTACGGTGCCGCGAACGTGCTGCTCTGCAGCAGCGTGTTCTTCGTGCCGTGGTTGATGATCAGCGTGTCGGCCTCGAAGCCCAGCCACTGGGTGACCCCGGACGGGGACACGATGTTGGCGTTCTCGACGAGGTAGCAGGCCTGCGCGATGTCCGCCCGGATCGTCGCGGACGCCGACGCCCACGCGTTCGACACGGCCAGCGTCTGGATGGACGCGTTGGCGACGACCGCGGAGTAGAACGCGGTGTTCCACGAGTAGACCATCGTGTTCTTGACCTGCAGCAGCTGCCGGGTCACCGGGTCGATGGACTGCCGGCGGCGCATCTCATCCGAGACCATGATCGCCATGGCCCGCTCGTGGGAGAACACCACGCGGGGCACGCCGATCGAGGTCGGGACGACGGGGACCTCGCCGAACTCGGGGCGGATCTCGGGGAAGTCATCGGCGTACAGCGGCGTCGACTCGCTGTACCGCACGGCCCCCGACGGGGCGGCGCCGCCCATCCGCAGCACCGAGTCCATGATGAATTCGTTCTGCGTGATATCCAGGATGAGCGCCGGGATGACCAGGGGGTCCTTCAGGAGCTCGTTTACGGTAATCCGCGGGGCGTCGCTGTAACCCCTTGCGCCGGTCGGCATCTCTTAGTCCCTTCTACCCTCAGAGGATCCGGGCTCGGCCCAGGAAGTAGGACGCGGCCCCGGTGCTGCCGATCTGCTGGGTGAGCATCGCGCTGGACACCCCGCCGGGGTGGGTGCACTTGGCGACGATGTTGTTGTAGGCGGAGGTGATCGCCTGGGAGCCGTCGGACTTGCCGTACGGGGAGTGCGCGGTGCCGCACACGGTGCCGTTGCATGCCACGCCGGACGCGGCACCGACCACCAGCAGCTCACCGGCGGCGGCCTGCCCGCCGTACCACACCCAGATGTCGACCCCGCCGTACCACACCGCCACGTAGTCGGTCAGGACGCTGATATCGATCGCGGGCTGCCCGTAGGAGTTCGCCGCGCCGGTCTGGGTGGAGATCGTGTTCGCGTCGGTCCCGGCGACGCCGAGGACGTAGACGTCTCCCGCCGACGTGGACCCGCCGACGCTCGGCTTGACCGTCAGGTCGGTGGTGCCCGGGGTGGTGTTGTTCGGCGTGACGAACTGGCCGCCGTAGATCAGCGCGGCGGCCTGGTAGTTCGCCGGGCCGGCCTTGTAATGCGGCAGGACCGCGGTCATCGAGGCGTCGCCTCCCTTTTAGTCTCCGTTGGATACGGCGAACGCCTCGCCGAGCTGGTCATGCATCGTGCTGGACGAGACTGAGCGGAGGTTCCCCGCGCCGATCGCGGTCACCTCGCCGGAGGACAGTTCCAGCACCTGCCCCCTGACGACGGTCCGGTCCGGGTCCGCGTACCCCGACCCGGTGACCGTCGTGGTGACGGTCACCACGTAGCGGCTCACTTCAGGCCCGTTGCGGCCTTGAACCGGGACACCACGTCCTCGCGGCCCTTGTCGCGGGCTTCCCGCCCGGCGTCCTCCGGCTCGTCCATCGGGGAGCCGAGTTCCACGTCCAGGTCCAGCAGGCGGGCCTGCTGGGCGTACTCGGTGAGGACCTTCCGCATGATCTGCCCGGCGTCCGCGGCCTTGCCGTTGGCCAGTTCCACCGTCCGGCCGGCGCCTTCGAGCAGCGGCCGGGCCAGTTCGGTGATGTACGGGGGGACGCCCAGGTCGGCGAGCTTGCGCTTCTCCGCCTCGTAGTCCTGCTCCCGCAGCCTCGCGGTAATCACGGACAGTTCCCGGGCGGTCTCCTCCTGGCGGGCGGTGGCCAGGTCGATCGCGAACTGGGCTTCCGCGGACAGTCCTGCGGCCACCGGCTCCTCCTGGTCCTGCTCGGCTTCCCATTCCGCCTGCAGGGCGGCGAAGTCCTCATCGGTCATGGCTGCGATCTGCGCGGCAAGGTCGCCGTCGTCGCCGCCGGGTTCGTCGCTGCCGCCCGGGTCGCCGGCGATCGCGGCGAGCTCGTCCGGGGTCAGCACCAGGCCGCCGGCGGCGAGGGCCTCAAGCTGGTCCTGCGGCAGTTCGAGCAGCCGGGCGATGAGGTCCTGCTGCTCGCCGGTGATGCCGTCTAGTCCGGGCATGGCGGGTTCCGTCCCTTCTGACGGCTCTTGCGCTGGCTGAGGGGGCGCCGGGGTTTCGCCGGCGAAGATGGAGGCGGACAGGTCGATCACGGTGTCCGGGGCCGGGGACGCAGCCTCGACGACCTGCCAGGCGCCCAGCCCGGGAATCCTGGGGTCGAGGGTGCCGAGGACATGCTGGATCGCGGCGGGGAACCGGGCGCCGTCGCTGCGGGCGTAGTCCTCCACGATCCGGGCCGACACGCCCAGCTTCGGGTTCGTCGCCAGGACCTGCTCCCCCTCGGGGGTGAGCTCGGCGGTCACGTACAAGCCGTCGTCACCGAGTTCCATCGAGGTGATCTCACCGCGGGTCCGCTCGGGGTCGTTGGTGTGCGTGTTATGCGCGTCGGCCAGCTGGAACGGCACCTGGTCGTAGGCGCGGGACTGGAACGCGGCCACGAGCTGCCCCAGGTAGTCCCGGGTGAAGTGGAGCATCCGGCCCTTGTACTCGACCTCGCCGACGGGCAATAGTTTTTTGCGCCACAGCCGGTTGCCGAGTTCCACGGCCGGTGAGCCGTGGAACGGGGTCAGGACCGCGGCGGTCATGTCAGGAGCCGGCCTTGGCGAACTGGCCGGGTGCCGCGTTCTGGGATCGCTTCGCGAACGCCAGCGCAGCCCCGGGCTTGAGTCCCTTGGCGAGAAGCCGCTTGTAGATCCCCTGCCCCTTGGCGTTCAGGCCGTTGTCGTCGGTGCCTGCCGCGGTCATCCGGGGGCCGTCGCCGGCTCCCGCTGCCGGGGTGGCGAGCGCGCGGACCGCGGGGATGCCCCACTCGCGCATCAGCGGTGTCTGCTCGGGGGCGGGCTGCAAAGGCTGAGACTGCGTGCGCAGGCCCCCGGCCGCAGCCCGGTTATAGGTGCCGACCGCTTCCATCAGCGCGGTGCGCTGATGGGCGTGGGGCTGCAGGTCCCGGCCGTCGACCGCGGCGACCCAGTGGCCGCCTTCCTTGCGGATCTCGGCGATGGTCGCGCCGCCCTGCCGGTGCCGGATGACGGCCTTGCCGTCTCCGCCGCGGGCGACGATCACGTCCATGGGGGACTTGACGGGGTTGCGGCGGGCTGTGAGGGTCCCTGCAGCCAGGCTGATCCCGGTGCTGGTGCTGGCGAGGGCGTGGGCGGTGTTCCCGGCCCGGACCGTGGTCGCGGCCCCGTCGCGGACTCCCCCGGTGGACGGGGCGGGGGTGCGGAGGTCGGCAGGCTGTGCCTGCAGGGACGCGCCGTTCGCGCCGAAGCGGTTCGCGGGTCCGGTGTAGTTGCATTCGGGGCAGATCAGGATCTCGCCTTGCTCGTCGCGGGTGATGGCGGCGAGGTAGATGCCGAGGTCGGGGTTGGCGAGGTTCTTGCCGTGGGACAGGCGGCCCATTCCCTTGGCCGTGTACTTCCGGCGGCCGATCCAGGCGGCGAGGGCGTCGGGGTCGTGGGCGCCGCGGGCGGCGAGGGTGCTGGACAACTTCTTGAACCGCGCGCCGCTGCCCAGCTTGGGTGCGGCCAGATCCAGGGATGCCAACGGGACGCCCTTCCGGCTGGCGTGCCCTGCCAAGGCATAGCGTAGCGCGTGCACAGAACGAATGCACGTGCACGGCGGTCAGGCATGCAGGTTATTGTGTTGTGCCGAGCGGGCCGGGGCGTAATGGGCTGGCTGCCCTGCCGGCAAGTGCGCCCCGGCCTGCCTCCTAGAAGATCGGCAACTGGACAGGTGCCCTTATGTCGGGCGGCACTAGGCCATAGACAGCCTCAAGCGTCGCTCTACGCGCGGGGCCGGGCGCACGGTCAGCACCCCTGGCGAGAGCGCACGGCCCCGTCCCTGCGCGCATGGGTGAAGATCAGCAGCAGGCGACTGGCGCAGCGTCCCGGCCCGATCCGCGGGCTAGCTCAGCCGGCTAGGCGCCGCTCCGCCTCATCAATCGGCAACGGCCCGATCGCAGCCCCCGCTGGCCAGCGACACGTTCTTACGCGTGTACCGGGCATGCTGCTTCCCGCCCTCCCCTTCGGTGCTCTCCTGGCGCAGCTCAGCCAGCCACCGGGCCTCATCCGGGTAATTGTCCGCGAAATGCTCCGCGAGCTTCCCGGCGTGCTCCGCAGCCCCGCCGAGATGCTTGGCCGCGTGGTCGGCGTTGAACTCCCACTCAGCGTCCGGGGTGCCCGCCAGCATCGCGTCAGCGTGCCGCTTGCCGTGGGTCAGCTCGTGGAGGGTGGTCTCGAGGAGGTGCGCGGTCGTGGCCGCCTTCGCGCCGCTGCTGACCGCTTCCGCCAGGCCGATGTGCTGCCTGACCTGCTCCAGTTCCGCAGCCTCAGCCGGGTAATGCTCCCGGATATTCGCGGCGAGGTCATGCGCGGCGTCCAGGGCGTTCTGCAAGTGGCGGGCGACATGCCCGCAGTGGTATCCGCGGAGGCCACCCGCAGCCTTCCGGGCCG